CACAGGCGAGGCACTCAAGCCTTGGGCAGAGGCAGGGTACAAGTGTTATGCCTTTGACATACAGCACGACTACACAGTACAAGTATTTGCTAGTGGTGGAGAGATACACTACATGCAGATGGACTTGTGGAACAGCGACAACATCACACGCATACAAGATTGGTTTAGTAGTGAGGACGTAGTATTCGGCATGGCATTTCCAGTATGCACAGACCTAGCTGTATCTGGTGCTGCACACTTCAAGGCTAAGGCTGAGCGTGACCCTGAGTTTCAGATCAAGGCAAGCAACCACGCACGTTGGTGTGCCTCACTCTTTGATGCGCTGGGTGTGCCATACTTTATTGAGAACCCTGTGTCTCGGCTGTCCACGCTGTGGCGCAAGCCTAACTATTCGTTCCACCCTTATGAGTATGGTGGGTACATCCATGACTCAGAGGCAGAGCATCCCAAGTGGCCTGACTACATAGCACCACGTGATGCATACCCTAAGAAGACATGCCTATGGACAGGTGGTGGCTTCCGTATGCCTTGGACTGATCCTGTTGAACCTGAAGAGGGACACAGTAGGCAACACCTAAAGCTAGGCGGTAAGAGTATGAAGACTAAGAACATACGCAGTGCTACACCTCGTGGCTTTGCACGTGCAGTGTATGAATTTAACTCAGAGATGGTATAACTATGTGTAGACTTACCTTTGTATTGACCTGCAATAAATGCAAGCAAACCAAAAAGCCTGACCAGTTCAGGGCAAGGAGCAATGGAACATTAGACACATCAAATTGCATTGACTGTGACAGGGCAAACAAAAAGAGTAAGTACAACTATGGTATGTCCGTGCTTAGACGTTACAAAACTATCAAGGGCTGCGTAAAGTGTGGGTACAACTCACATCATGCTGCCTTAGAGTTTAATCATAGAGAACCTACTAAGAAAAAGTTTACCTTGGGACAGAGGGCTGCATCTATTACAGCTAAGCGAGGGTGTAAGAGTTTCTTAGAACTACGTAAAGAGCTTAACAAATGTGATGTGTTATGTGGTAACTGCCATGGCATACTAACATTTGAAAAGGGACACCAATCAAACAGAGGTTGACACAAACCAAGATATAGCGTAATGCTTACAACATAAGGAGACACAACATGAAATGTTTAGCATCACATAACCTGACACAAGGTTGGCAAGCACACTACTTCAGCACTGGTGAGATGGTAGTGAACAACACTAGCACAGGCGAGATACTACGTATGCCACGTGACTCAGTGAATACACTTATTAGAATCATTGATGAGATTAAACAAGAGAAGGAGACATCATCATGAAACCACAACTACAGACAATCGTTAAGCACCTACAAACTGTAGGTAGTATCACTAATCGTGAGGCTATCGTAGAGTATAACATCATGTCATTACCTCGTCGTATCAATGACCTCGAAGAGCTAGGGTACAAGTTCAACAAAGTGTTGAAGTCACATCCAGTAACAGGGCAGCGATACAAACGCTACCACCTAATCTCGGAGACAGCATAATGCAACCTAAACATCTACCTATGTATGACCGATTGAAGCACGAACCTACACAGAAACAACAGGGTGTATCGTGCCGATTATATGGCAAAGACTTCCGTAGTATTGCAGAAGCAGCACGTTATTGGAAAATCTCATACACGTGGGCGCGTGAGCAGATCACACAAGACCGCCACCGTGAAACTAAACCAGAAGTACAAAGACCTAACCGTACTAACAAAGCATATAAGGATACAGACAATGCCTAATTGGTGTATGAATAGCTTAACTATTAAGGGTAACCCTGACAAACTCAAGGCTATCCTAGAAGCAGCAGACAATGGTGAGATGCTACAACACATGGTGCCTATGCCTGAAGAGCTTAAGGATACAGATGGTAGCATGGATGGTATGAACTGGTACTCATGGCGACTAGAGAAGTGGGGTACTAAGTGGGATGCAGGTGAAGCCTATGGTGACATTGATGGTGACACCCTTAGCCTTAGCTTTGATACAGCATGGGGTCCACCTACTACAGCATATGATACCTACACACGTGAGAATGAAGACATGCATATCGAAGCAGGATACTACGAACCTGGTATGGGCTTTGTGGGTACGTATGACAGTGAGCTAGGTACAGATCAGTCTTGGGACATTGACTTCACAGATGAAGATTGGCGTGATGATCTACCCCAAGATGTGATTGACCATTGGGATTTGGATGCTGAGTATGACAACTGGAAGGAGTGGCAAGAGGAGGATGAAGATGAATAGGTATCGCATTAACTTTTATGACAACGCAGGTAAACTTATCTGTTGGTACACAACAAGTAACAAGTCAGAGGCTGAGTCAGTAGCCAAGACTAAGTTAAATGAAGTGAAGGTGAGTAAGATAAATGTTACAGCATGACAAGCGTGTTGTCCCAGCGCAGAAGCATTACGATTGGCTGATGAAGTGTGCCGATGATGCGTACTGGAAGGGTGACACAAAGACAGGTAAGCTACGTGAGATCGAAGCAAGCCACGTTAAAAAAGCAATCGACGCAGGTGAAGTATGGTATCCAATGTTCTAGGATATCTATGGGCAGCGTTTATCTTATGGCCTTTTGTATGGATGATGTATGAATGGATCGCAAACTGATGACCCGCATGATGACGTTACGCATTGGATTGGTAAGCTACCTAAAGCGGATAGCAATAGCACTAAGCGTATTGACAAACGTAATCTTAGGAGGCAATCTAAATCAGACATTCTCAGCGAGGAACTGGGAGTGGAAGAGGAACGGTAAGCCACACATAGTATGGCTTATAGATGGAGTATTTGGTAAGGACCACTGCAATACGTGTTGGTCCTACTGGAAAACAAGGAGACAGTGGTGATGTTACAAGACAAAACCTATAAGATTAAAACTTGGGATCACAATGATGCGGTGATATATGTAACGGAGAGTTATAGCTACACTAAGCCTGATCCAAATGATCCTCCACATAATAAGTGGGTAACAAAGACAGAACTCATAGCTGTAGTACCAGTTAGTACTGTCAATAGGGTAGACGATACGTTTATACAACGAGTGCAGGATACAGCAAACTCCTTAGCTCAATTGTATCAGGACACACCTGACAGTGAGGTCAAGGTACAGTACGTTATAAACGCACACCCTTACGTAAACTAACAGGAGACAGTTGTGATGATCATTGCATGGTGGAGCGCAGGTGTAACTAGCGCAGTAGCAACTAAACTAGCTATCGAAGAGTATGGCGTGGACAATGTAGTACCTATCTACTTTGCTATAGACAGCGCCCACCCTGACAACGCACGGTTCAAGCAGCAATGCGAAGAGTGGTACGGTAGAGAGATCATCGTTGAACGTGCACCACCTAAGTACAAAGACCAGTTCGATGTCATACTTAATGATAACTATGTCAACGGGCCAGGTGGTGCAAGATGTACACTCGTACTTAAGAAGCGTGTGCGTCAACGTCTTGAGCGTGAGCTTGAGTATGATGGTCAGGTGTTTGGCTTTGAGTACAGCAAGAAGGAGATCAATAGAGCGATCCGATTCAAGGAGCAGTACCCTGATGCTAAACCTCTGTTTCCATTGATAGAAAACAAGATGACTAAGCCTGAGACTTTATACTATCTTGAGCAAGCAGGTATCAAACGTCCTGTAATGTATGACTTAGGTTACGGTAACAACAACTGTATTGGCTGTGTCAAAGGTGGCATGGGATACTGGAACAAGATACGTCGAGACTTCCCTGAAGTGTTTGATAAGATGGCTAAGGCTGAACGTCAGGTAGGCAATAGCTGCATCCGTAACAAGTTCTTAGACGAGTTAGACCCTGATGCAGGGCGAGAGCAGAAGATGATCATGCCTGACTGTGGTAACTTCTGTGACATAGAGTTCAGTGATGTACTACACCCAAGACTTGAGGAAGTGTACGAGGAACCAGTACAACTGAAGTTAATATAGAGGAGACAAGAATATGAATATCCCCAAGGGCAATGCCAAACTATCTGAGATCGTAGAGTTTTTCCTCCTGTCCTCTGCGTTTCGTAGGCTCTCTTCGGCATCTCAACGAGACTATGAATCTCATCTCATGTCAGTTATCAACACTGAAGTTGAGGGCAAAGACCTTGGGGATTACCGCTGTAGCAAACTAAAGGTACGTCACCTGACACAAGCCTATGATGAGTGGCTTCTCACAGGGGTACGCACTGCTAACTATCGCAAGTCTGTCTTATCAGCTGCATGGAAACACGCAATGCGTCATGACGTAATGATCAACAACCCTGTAGCCCTAGTCAAGACTGTATCTCAACCTCCCAGACGTACAGTATGGACACGTGAACAGGTACAGACATTCCTTGAGACTGCTTACAGTGACTTCCGTTGGCGCAGCATTGGTCTGATAGTACATATGGCATATGACTGGGGGCAGCGAGTCGGTGACATGAGAGTGATCACGTGGGATAAGCTAGACCTAACAGAATGTCGTATGGACCTGACACAATCCAAGCGTAACGCAGAGATACATCTCCCAATATCTCAGGGGTTGTGTGATATGCTGCGTCAACAGAAGGAGGACTTTGGCTACCAAGAATACGTAGCACCACGTGTTAAGCCACGAGCAGGTGCATACACACCTTATGATAAAGTAGAAATATCTATTCTTATCAATGAGATACTAGAGGAAGCTAACCTACCACTTGAACTTACAGCTATGGACTTACGCCGTACTGCTGTGACTGAGATGATGGAAGGAGGCGTTGACTTAGCTAACATCATGCAGGTAACAGGACACAAGAACATTGCGTCAGTTAAACCCTACATGGTAAACACATTAAGCGGTGCAACTAAAGCACTAGCAGCAAGAGGTAACGATGATGACGAGTGAGAACAAGTGGGTATACAAAGGTACAAATAGTAAGGGCAAGCGTAAGTTTAGAATATATACAGATGATACTAAAGATGATGTAATAAATTACCTAAACAAAAAAGGTATCGCTTATGTATATCATCCAAAGGCTAGTATGTTTTTTATCTACAAAGAAAAAGAACCCAAGGATGAGTATGCGCCACGCTATGCTTATTATTATACAACAGGGATGTGGGGTAATGATACAAGAAGTAAGCACTACTACTCAAAAGGTATAGAGCATTTCATTGAGACATACTATGAGACACTAGATGAAACGAAGAAGTACTGGGAGTCAAAGACATGACGAGTTATAAAAAGCAAAGAGCGTATGCCGCTGACCTAACCACACACGGTGACTATCGTGGTGACTGCCCCTTCTGCAGAGGACACAAGACATACACTGCGACAATCAGTACAGGTACATTGAAGTGGAATTGCTACAAGCTAGGTTGTGATGTTAAGGGTATGTATGATACAGACATGACAGCCAGAGAGATCATGGCACACATGCGCCCAGCGCAAGAGGAACAACCAAAAGAGATACAGACCATGGAGCTACCCGCACAGCTAGTAACACCTACACCACAGCACACTAAGCATAACCGATTCATGCGCCGTTGGGGTATCGTTGGTGGTACATATTATGACGTACAGCAAGAGCGTGTCGTCTTCCCTATCTATCACAAGGGTAGA